CACCCATCTCCCAACCGCCTTATTCCTATTTCTAAACACTACGAAAAATATACTTATATTTATAATCAAATTAAAGATTTTACCCCCGTTAGTGACTTTAAAGATTTAACAATAAAATGTTTCTTTCACGTTGAATCTCAAGGAATACGCATAGACCAATCTACATTTGCGACACACTATGAAAACTATAATACCGCACGTAATATACAAGACAATACAATATACACACAATATAACTTGGATACAACCACAAGCAGACCAAGTAATACTTTTAATGGTATTAATTTTTTAGCAATACCAAAAAACACAGGCGCCCGAAAATCATTTATACCTAAAAACACTAAATTTGTAGAAATTGACATTTCGGCTTATCACCCTACTTTAGCTGCCACTTTGGTTGATTTTGATTTTGGTGACGACGATATACACAACGCGTTCGCCCAAATGTATGGTGTATCTTATCAAGAAGCAAAAACTATTACATTCCAGCAAATGTACGGCGGAGTATTTGAAGCATACAAAGATTTAGAATTTTTCAAAAAGATTGGATCGTACATAAGCGATAAATGGGAAGAATTTAACAATACAGGACAAATTACTGTGCCAATTTCAGACCATTGTCTTAAAAAGGATAAGTTAGAAAACATGAATCCACAAAAGCTCTTTAATTATGTGCTACAAGGGTTGGAGACCGCAAATAACGTTCGTATATTAATAGATGTAATTAAGTTGCTAAAAGGTAAAAATACACAAGTAGTGTTATACACGTACGATGCGTTTTTGCTTGATTGGGACGAAAACGAAGACATATTAAACGATATAATAAACATATTTAAACACAAAAGGTTGCAAACAAAATTAAGTTATGGACAATCATATGATTTTACGCAAGTATGATGATATTTATTGGGGAGAAACCCCATTAAATATAATAGACTTGGACAATAAACTATTATGTACATTTGTAGATCAAGATAATCTAGATGCACTGTTATCAAATATAATATCGTCTTATTCTATTAAATACAATAAAATATTTGTATTACACATTAAGAGTACAGGCGAATACGCATTAACATATAACGTAAATCAAGGAAATGTATCGCATATTCCTACAAATACAATATTAGTACATCGTAATAAAGCAAGTAATACGCTTTATACTATAAACGCGCTTAATGAACTGATAAAATCATTGAATGGGGGAGTTGTAGATACGAGTTATAGAGTAGAATGGCAACACTATAAAAATAGCATTTTATTAACGCAAGAAGGACAATTTAAACAATTAGGAACAAAGATTTTTGAAATTGTTGAAATTTAGTTGGCAAAGCAAAAATTAGTTATTATATTCAATCATTAATCAATTAAATTTAAAGTTATGGACTTAAATGAAATGAAACGTCGATTGCAAGAAATGCAATCAAAATCTGCTGAAAAAGCAGACGAAAAAAAGAAGGTATTTTGGAAACCTTCTGTTGGTAAACAAACAATTCGTATTGTGCCTAATAAGTACAATAAGAAAAATCCGTTTACCGAACTGTATTTTTACTATGGAATTGGTAATAATACAATGTTGTCTCCTATTAATTGGGGTGAGCGCGATCCAATTGCTGAATTTGCTAAAGAGCTTCGCAAAACTAGCGATAAAGAAAATTGGAGATTAGCTCGCAAATTGGATGCGAAAGTTCGTATTTTCGTTCCGGTTATTGTCCGAGGCGAAGAAGACCAAGGTGTTCGTTTATGGCAATTTGGTAAAGAAACCTATATGGATTTCCTAAACTTAGCCGATAACGAAGACGTAGGTGATTTTACGGACGTAGCAACAGGTAGAGATATTATCTTGACAACTGTTGGGCCTGAAGTTACGGGTACACCATACAACAAGACAAGTATTATGCCTCGTACTAAAGAAACTCCGGTTTCTGAAGATAAATCATACGTAAAAAATGCTTTGGAAAACCAACCTAACCCAATGGAGTCCTTTAGAAAGTATTCATTTGATGAAATGAAGGCTGCTCTCCAAACTTGGTTATCCCCTGAAAGTGAAGAAGAAGAAAATTCTACACCTGAAAAACCAGCTACAAATTATGCTTTAAAAAATACTTCTGTAAAAGAAAACAAAGCAGAGAAATTTGATAGTTTATTTGGAGACGAAGAAGGAGATAATGAGATGCCGTTTTAAATTGAAAAGCAACTATGGCTCGAACTAAAAGTGAATCGCTGACAGCAGCAGTATCTGCTGAGCTTAGATCCGGGTTTGATTTAAATAAATTCAAAACCAAAAAGATGCTTAATTCAAGCGTTAAATTTAAGGATCAAAAATGGATTCCCTTGAGCTCTGCTTTTCAAGAAACGACATCTGTACCTGGTATTCCGATGGGCCACATAGTTCTACTACGTGGCCACTCGGATACAGGTAAGACAACAGCAATGATTGAAGCGGCAGTATCAGCCCAAAAAATGGGCGTACTGCCTGTCTTCATTGTTACTGAGATGAAATGGAATTGGGAACACGCTACTCAAATGGGATTAGAAGTTAAACGTGTTGTAGATGAAAAAACAGGTGAATTATTAGATTACGAAGGTAATTTTTTATATATTGATAGAGAAAATCTTCATACAATAGAAGATGTAGCTGCGTTTGTGTTAGATTTATTAGATGAACAAAAGAAAGGTAATCTTCCTTTTGATTTATTATTTTTATGGGATTCAATTGGTTCTGTACCTTGTGAATTATCTATTAAATCTAATAAAAATAATAACGAATGGAATGCAGGAGCAATGTCAACTCAATTTGGTAATAATGTAAATCAAAAGATTACGCTTTCTAGAAAAGAATCTTCTCCTTATACAAATACCTTAGTATGTGTTAATAAAGTTTGGACAGCTAAAGCTGAAGTTCCTATGGGACAACCTAAACTTATGAATAAAGGAGGATTTGCAATGTGGTTTGATGCAACATTTGTTATTACATTTGGTAATGTAGCTAATGCCGGAACTAGCAAAATTAAAGCTATTAAAGATGGCAAACAAGTTGAATTTGCTAAACGTACTAATGTTCAAATTGATAAAAACCATATCAATGGGGTTCAATCTAAAGGTAAGATTGTAATTACCCCACACGGCTTTATTAACGATGACGATAAAGAAATTAAAGCCTATAAAGACGCTCACGCAGCAGAATGGAGTGCAATACTTGGTGGACTAGATTTTGATATTTTCGAAGAAGAAGATACATTCGAAGCAACCAATATATTCTCTCAAGAACCCGATTAATTATGGAAAATAAAGAGTTACTTAAACTCCTCAATAATGTGAATGAGGGGAATGATAATTTATCCTTCGATAGGCATAATCATGTTTTATTGATAGATGCTTTGAACTTGTTCTTTAGGAACTTTACAACAATGCGCTTTACAAATAGTGAAGGTGTACACGTTGGGGGAATGGGAGGGTTTATACGCTCTTTAGGATACTTAATTGATAAGGTTAGACCATCTTCTGTATATGTTGTGTTCGATGGGGCCGGCGCTTCTACAAATAGAAGAAACCTGCTCCCCGAATATAAATCAGGTCGAAATCTAACTCGAATTACTCATTGGGAAGTGTTTGATAATGTGGACGATGAAAATAATGCTAAGGTAGGTCAAATATCAAGGCTAATACATTATTTACATTGCTTACCCATTAAATTATTGTCAATACCCAAAGCAGAGGCTGATGACATTATAGCTTATATGTCAAAATATATGCCGAGTAAATACAATACAAAAGTAACAATAGTTTCTTCTGATAAAGATTTTCTACAACTTGCCAATGCAAAAGTTGATATTTATCGTCCCATAGAAAAAGAAATATTTTCATATAACCACATAAAAGAAAAGTTTGGATTGATACCTGAAAATTTTATATTACGTAAAGTACTTTTAGGCGATGCTTCTGATAAAGTACCTGGTGTAAAAGGATTAGGTGAAAAGGGATTATTAAAAAAATTTCCTGAATTAGCTACTCAAATTCTTACATTAGAAAATATTTTTAAAATAGCAGAATCAAAATATAAAGAACACGACGTGTACGCTAGAATAGTTTTAGAAAGAAATAAATTAGAGCAAAATTATAAGCTTATGGATTTATCTAATCCTTTACTAGATGATAACGATAAAATTGATATTCAAGATGCTATTGAAAGTCCATTACCCGAATTTCATTCTAGAACATTTTTAGAACTATATGAAGAGGATGGTTTAGGACACATAATCAGAAATGTAGATTTTTGGTTAAAAAATTGTTTTACAAGTTTAACAAGTTATAAATAAAATAGTTATGACATTAAGTACTTTAGATAAGTATGGGAATGCTTTCCAAATAAAGGTAATCTCATGTTTATTAACAGATAAAAAATTTTTGATTAGTATTCACGATGTATTATCCGATGAATACTTTTCGAATCAAGCACATAAATGGGTTATTAAAGAAATATTAAAATATTTTGATAAATATCATACAACTCCTTCAATGGAGGTACTAAAAGTTGAATTAAAAAAAATAGACAACGAAGTACTACAAATTTCTATTAAAGAACAACTACGAGAAGCATATAAATCCTCAGATGAAGATTTAGTATATGTTGAAGAGGAATTTTCAAACTTTTGTAAAAATCAACAACTTAAAAAAGCATTGCTTACAAGTGTTGATTTTTTAAACTCCGGCGATTATGATTCTATACGTTCATTGATTGATAATGCTTTAAAAGCAGGACAAGATAAAAATGTAGGACACGAATATAATAAAGATGTTGAATCTAGATATAGAGATGATCATAGAGTTGTTGTACCTACTCCCTGGGATCATTTTAATCTTTTATTACAAGGAGGACTTGGCAATGGTGACTTTGGGTTAATATTTGGTAATCCTGGTGGTGGTAAATCTTGGACATTAATTGCCTTAGGTGGCTACGCAGTGAGTATGGGTTTTAATGTTATCCATTATACTCTAGAATTAGGTGAAGATTATGTTGGTAGAAGATATGATGCCTTCTTTACTCAGATTCCTGTTAATCGTATAATGGAAACACCACATCGATCTCAAGTTGAACAGGCGGTATCAAACTTACCAGGACAATTGATTATTAAAGAGTATTCACCGGGTAAAGCATCAATATCTACTATTGAATCGCATATTAAAAAATGTATAGACCAAGAATTTAAACCTGATTTAATTATCATTGATTATGTAGATCTTCTTCGCTCTAAAAAAACAAATCGTGAACGCAAAGATGAGATTGATGATATTTATATTAGTACTAAAGGATTAGCTCGCGAATTAAATTTACCTGTATGGTCAGTTTCGCAAGTAAATCGTGCAGGTGCAAAAGATGATATTATTGAGGGTGATAAAGCTGCAGGGTCATATGATAAAATTATGATCACTGATGTAGCAATATCACTTTCTCGTAAACGTCAGGATAAAGTAAACGGAACAGGTAGATTTCATATTATGAAAAATAGATACGGAATAGATGGTATGACTTTTGGAGCCAAAATAGATACATCA